TATGATAGACTTAGAGGAGATGACTGATGAAAAACAATATGACTTAAACTTGTTTTGGAATGTCAAATATTTAATTAGAGATGTGTTTACAATAAAGCAACTATATAAACTGAGAAAATTTATTGATGACTGTATAGCAGAAGTAGAAGAAGAGAATATGCAGAATGAAATTCCATATGCAAAATACACACTTTAAGGAGGAAGTCTAATGATTAACTTAGCGAGACAACAATTAAACAAGGCACTAAAAAACTACCCATCACTAACGCCCGACATTATGGAGGCTTGGGAGTTAACTAGGGATGAGATAGCTAGTGGTGAGTCTGAGGATAATGAAGCTGAACACTTTATGTCTTGGTTAGACCAAAGAATAGAGGAGCACATTAATGTTGATTGAATATGAATACTTAGTGTGTGATGAATATGGTTCTGTGGTCTTCTCCTATGACAATGAGGAGGATGCACTGACTAGGGTATATAGCAGAGAAGGTTACTCAATTAGTAGACAAGCTAGGGAGGTAAAAGAAGATGAGTAAAATACATAACTTAGTCTATGATTTAGAAGAGGCAGAAGTGAACCGAGAATATGGGAGCACTACAATCTTATCTAAGAAAGCTAAAGATCTGGTTAGACGGATTGAATATCTTAAGTGGGAGAAGACTACTATAATGGAGGAACTTAAGGATGTATATAGACAACTTGCAGAGGAGGTATCCAAATGAGATGTAGATGTTGTGACAGAAGATTGACAGATGCTGAGTCTAATTCTAAGGATAAACTCACGGGTAAATTCTTTGATATGTGTAGAAAATGCAGAGAGTGGTCTCTAGGTGTGGTCAACAGCTACGATAATTCTAGTGATGAATCAGACTATGTAGACCAATGGGTTAAGGACAACATATAGTGAATTATTTTATTTAAATCTATTGACTGTAGGTAGAAAGTATGATATACTATATCTATAGATTCAACAAAAGGACAACAAGGTTATTATTTTTATTATTTTATAAAGCATTCTATGAAAGATTCATTATAAAAAAACTAAAATGATTAATCTTAGATTCAACTTAAGTTAGTATTTGAGGCCACTACTAACTTTCTTAACTTTTTTGGTCTCACAAGGAGAAATAATATGGTAACAAATGGTATCGCTAAATATGTATACTTAGATAGTACAGAGAAATTTAATGGTGAGGACACGGGTAAGTATACCTTGACTGTCGCTATTGATGATAAAGAAGCTAAGGCACTAGAGAAAGCAGGTGTTAAGGTCAGAACAATTAAGACTGAGGAAGGTGGAGAGTATAAGGCACGTAAGTTCAGCACTAAGTACCCTCTACCCTTCGATATGATTAAGACTGCTGAAGGTGAGGCTATTGGTCACGACTTCGGTGCTGAATCAGAGGTACAAGTCTTATGGAAGGCGGGTCAAGAACATCCTATGCACGGTGTAGCTACGTACTTAACTGCTATTAAAGTCAGTAAACGTACCGAAGGTTACAAGTCTAAGGATTCTGAGGCTGATGACTTCTTCGGATAGTCAAGTAATCAACAAACAGAGGTGTCCCCTATGTGAGAGCATAGGTAAGGATACTTCGGGCAACGGATTGGCCATCTATGATGATGGTCATACCTATTGTTTTAAATGTCAGACTCGAACAGAAGGAGAAAATGGAATGAATCATATATATGACCAAGACCCACAACCACCACCTAATACTATAATGCCTAGGGGTTTACCTAGACAAGCATTGACTGATAGAAGAATATCAGAGAAGACTTGTGTCAAGTATGGTGTAACAGTAGGTAAAGGTAAAGATGGTAAGATAGATACACACTTCTATCCATACTATAACTCAGATAACGAATTAATTGGTTACAAAGAGAGAAAAACCTTAACTAAAGAATTTAAAATTATAGGTACTAATAAAGGATCTGGACTCTTCGGACAAAATATCTTTGGTAGTGGTAACAATAAATACCTAACTATCACTGAGGGTGAAGTAGATGCCCTCTCTATCTACGAAATGTTAGAAGGTAAGGGTGCAGTAGTCTCACTCAAGAATGGGTCAGGTAGTGCAGCCAGAGACATCAAGGAAAACTTGGAGTACATTGAATCTTTTGATAATGTAATCTTATGTTTCGACCAAGATGAGGCGGGTAAGAAGGCCATTAAAGATGTGAGAGATATCATATCGCCTAGTAAACTCAAGATTTGTACCTTACCTACTAAAGATGCTAACGAACTGTTGATGTTCGGTAAGATTAAGGAATTTACAGATGCGTGGTGGAATGCTGAAGTATATACACCTGCAGGTATCATTAAAGGTAGTGATACTTGGGAGCACCTACTCCACGATGAAGACATAGTCAATATTGATTACCCTTGGAATGGCCTAAATGATTTAACTTATGGCTTTAGAGCACAAGAGTTAGTCACTATTACTTCGGGTAGTGGTATGGGTAAGACTAGTGTAGTGAAGGAATTAGAGGCACACATCTTAGATGTAACAGATGATAACCTAGCTATAATTCACCTAGAGGAGTCAATAGAACGATCCGTTTTGGGACTGATGGGCATCGAGGCTAACCTACCTATCCACATACCTATGTATGGCAATCAGCTACACCAAGGTGAGAAGAAAGAGATATGGCAGAAGTCAGTAGCAGATAAGAATGTCTACTTCTATGACCACTTCGGTAGTATGTCTGAACATAGTCTACTCAATATCATTAGGGTGTACGCTAAGGCTTATGATTGTAAGTGGATTGTGTTGGACCACCTATCTATCGTAGTGAGTAGTCAAGAAGGTTTTGATGATGAACGTAAGGCTATCGATGCAATTATGACCAACCTAAGAAAGATAGTACAAGAGACGGGTATAGGCTTATTCCTTGTGTCTCATTTGAAGAGACCTATGGGTAAGGCACACGAAGAAGGTGGGCAAGTGAGCCTATCAGAGCTTCGAGGTTCGGCTGCTATCGCACAATTAAGTGACATCGTAATTGGATTAGAGAGAAATCAGCAACACGAAGACCCTATAGTGAGGAACCAAACTACTCTAAGAGTAATTAAGAATCGCTTTAGTGGTCTCACGGGTCCTGCTTGTAAGCTTCAATATACAGCAGATACGGGTAGATTAAAGGAGGTAACGACAGATGCAGATAATTTCTTCGGCAACAACTCAAGCTTCTGATGTGATTTGTTTTTTTGATATCGAGACAGATGGTTTAGATGCAACTAAGATACACTGTATCTGTGCTATACTAGACAATGATGAAGCAGTATATAATTTTATAGGGGAAGGTAATGTTAAAAAATTTAGAGATTGGCTTGTTTTGGAAGATGTACGAACTATTGTTGGGCACAACATTATTGGCTTTGATATTCCTGTTTTGCGTAGGCTTAGTGGCTTCGAGTGGGATTTTACTATACGAGATACTTTGGTCCTATCCCGATTGGCTAACCCTTCCTTGGACGGAGGTCACAGTCTCAGAAATTGGGGTAACAAGCTAGGTAACTTTAAAGATGATTACGATGGTGGGTGGGATACTTTCAATACAGAGATGTTGAAGTATTGTCAGCAAGATGTTCGAGTCACTAAAGCAACTCATCGATACTTAGAGAAACAACTAGAAGATGTAGATGAAAAATCTATTGATCTGGAACACGAAGTCTTCAGAATCATTAAGGGACAAGAAGATAATGGTATGTTATTCAATGAACGTAAGGCTTATAATCTATTAGCTGAATTAAAGGCGAAGGTATGGGATATCGAAGAGAAAGTACACGAGAGATTTATACCTCTAGCTACTTTCATAGAATTGAATGTCTTAAAGAATCCTAAGAGGAAGGATGGTACTAATAGTGTGGCATATCAGAAACAATTAGATAGAGGTGCTCATTTTAAGAGGAATGTTTGGGGGTATACTGACTTCCCTACCTTCAACTTAGGTAGTAGACAGCAGGTAGCTAGACACTTAAAACACTTTGGGTGGAAACCTAAGAAATTCACAGACAAAGGTTCTATCATAGTAGATGAGCAGACACTCAAGGGAGTAAATATTCCTGAGGCTAAACTAATCCTAGAGTTCTTCACTATCTCTAAGAGGGTAGCTATGGTTATGTCTTGGATAGAAGCTATCGATGAAGACAGTAGAGTACACGGTTATGTCAACAGTTGTGGTGCAGTGACGGGACGTATGACACACAGTAAGCCTAACCTAGCTCAAGTGCCCGCTAGTTACTCTCCTTACGGCAAAGAGTGTAGGAGTTTATGGATAGTACCTAAAGGCTATAAGTTGGTAGGGATGGATGCTAGTGGCCTTGAGTTAAGAATGTTGGCACACTATATGAATGATGATGATTACACAGAGGAGATTTTAAATGGAGATATACACACAGCAAACCAAATGGCTGCAGGACTTCAATCTAGAGATACAGCAAAAACTTTTATCTATGCATTCTTGTATGGAGCAGGTGATGCAAAAATCGGGAGTGTCGTTGGAGGAAAAGCAAAAGATGGTAAAGCACTTAAAGCAAAATTCCTTGATAATACGCCTGCACTTAGAACTCTTCGAGGAGAGATTAACAAAAGAAGCTCAAAAGGTTGGCTTAGAGGTCTCGATGGACGAAAGCTGTGGATAAGGTCACCACATCTAGCACTCAATACTTTATTACAATCAGCGGGTGCTATAGTGATGAAACAAGCATTGATTTTATTGGAGAAATATGCTATACTATATAAGTTAGACTATAAGTTTGTTCTCAATGTTCACGATGAGATACAGACAGAAGTTAGGGAAGACCAAGCAGAACAATTTGGAAGATTAGCGGTAGCTTGTATGCAGAGAGCAGGACAAGATTTTAATTTAAACTGTCGATTAGATGGTGAATATAAGGTAGGGGATACGTGGGAACAAACACACTAAAAACAACAGATACAGTAGTAGATGATATCTACAAAATGATAGACACTAAGGTGGTAGCTAAAGGTGTAGATGTAGATAAAGTAATCAAAGACTTCGGTGAGAATATGAAGGCTATCTTGGTCAATAACATTACAGCACACGAGTTCGATAATCGTAAGTTACGTATGTCTAACATCGGTAAGAAGGATAGACAGTTATGGTATGGCTATAATGGACACAAAGGTGAGGAACTGATGCCACACACAAGAATTAAGTTTCTATATGGCCACCTCATCGAAGAGATGATTCTAGCTCTAACTAAGTTATCTGGGCACGAGGTAACATCAGAGCAGAAGAAAGTTGAAGTAGATGGTATCAAGGGTTCGATGGACTGTAAGATTGATGGTGTCCTAACAGATGTTAAATCAGCATCACCTTACGGCTTTAAGAAGTTTAAGGATGGTAGTCTTATTAATGATGACCCTTTTGGCTATATAGACCAGATCAAGGGTTATGCTTATGCCGAGAATACTACTGATGTAGGTTGGTTAGTGATGGATAAGACTAACGGCCACCTAACGTATCTTAAGTATGATATGGCTGATGAGTCACAGTGGTATTGGACTAAACTTAATTTCTTCAGCATCACAGATAGAATCACCAATATTAAAAAAGTAGTTAAAGATGATGAGCCGCCTAAGAGATGTTACGAACCTATTCCCGATGGTAAGAGTGGCAATATGAAGTTAGCTGTAGGATGTAGCTACTGTGCTTACAAGCAAGAATGTTGGAAGGATGAAGGTTTAAGGACTTTCCTATACTCCACAGGACCTAGATACTTAACTACCGTTAAACGTGAACCTAAGGCTGTCGAGATAGATAAAGATGGTAATAAATTGGATAATTTTTATGCTTAAATACAGAAGTAAATTAGAGAAGGAATGTCATCAACTATTAGGTGAGAAGGAATGGGGGTACGAACCACATAGAGTGGCATATACTATGCGTAAGAACTACACACCCGACTTCGTTAGAGGTGATTACTACATCGAGGTCAAAGGGTTCTTCAGACCTGGGGACACAGCTAAATATAAAGCTATCGCTGAACAACTTAGATTTGAAGAAAAGGAGTATATCTTTCTTATGCCTAAGCCTGATAGCAGGGTACGAAAGGGAGGCAAGATAACCTATCGACAGTGGTGTGCTAAACATAAGATAAAGATATTTTCAACTAAAGAAATCAAGGAGCTAAAAGAATGGACACGAAACAAGGAACAGATGCTATAGCAGCGACAGCTGATGCCGTAGACCCTAGCCATTATAGGCAAGGTAATATTGAAGTTATCGATTTTATTCTAGATCAAAAGTTTAACTACTTAGAAGGCAATATCATTAAGTATGTCAGTAGACATAAGTTTAAGAATGGCAAGGAAGACTTACATAAAGCACAGTGGTACTTAACGGAGTTGATTAATGCTTACTCTTGATGAACTTAAGGATAGGGTAATAGCAGAGGGGTATGATGAATGCTTAATCTGTGATATTCTTGAGATAAGCACAGAAGAATTATTAGATGCTTTTGAGGATAAACTGACAGACAAAAGGAGAGAATTTGATGATTATGACAGTTGAATCTTTTATTCTCTATAATATCATTATGTGGGTGATGGGTTGGTATCTACTAGTACGTAATGGAGAGAGAGAATATGAAGCAGGAGTGCTAGAGGCAGTACAACTACATAGTGAAGGAAGACTTACCTATGTTTCCTATAGAGAGGATGGAATAGAGATGTTAGAGATTAAAGTGGAGCCATATGAAGACTGAATATCTGGGGATAACAATAGATAGAACGAGAGATAAGACGTTGACCACTCAAGCTCAAGAGTTGCTTAGGGGATACTATCTTAGAGGTAAGGAGAAGTCACCGCAAGAAGCGTACGCTAGAACGTGCGTTGCTTACAGTGATGGTGATTTAGATTTAGCACAGAGGTTATATGATGCTGTTAGTAATGGTTGGTTTATGTTTAGTAGTCCTATACTTAGTAACGCTCCACTTGAAGGAGAGCAAGCTAAAGGACTACCTATTTCTTGTTTTCTGTCTTACGTACCTGACACTCTTGATGGTCTTATTGA